GAGCCTGTTAGGATAGAGAAGAGAAGAGAAGAGAAGATAAGAGAAGATATATATGTCGTTAAAACGACCAATAGGTTTGATGAATTTTGGGAAAGTTATCCTAATGTTCGTAAAGTCAACAAGAAAACTTGTTTAGAAAGATGGGCTAATAAAAGTCTTGACTCTATAGCAGATGAAGTGATAGCTTATGTCAAGAAAATGAAAGATACTCAATCATGGAAAGATGGCTTCTCACCAGCTCCACTTACTTTGCTTAACCAGGAGAGATGGAATGATGGTGAAGCTCCACAAGAACGTAAAGTTTGGGAAGGTGGCATTTAGTGAATATAGGTGAAGTCATAGATAAACTAACAGTAAGCCAATCAACAGTTCAAGAATTTTATAACGAGGGGTATGGTCATGCGGAGTTTAAGGTTAAGAGTACGGATATATTTGCTGATGACTTGGTCAAGTATTTTAGTGAGGAAATTCATAGTGGAAAATCACTTGGCTGGATTAAGACGGAAGATAAGTTCAGGGTTAGGGCTTCGGAATTAACAATTCTTACCGGTGTATCAGGTCATGGGAAGTCAATGTGGTTATCACAAGTTATACTGTCTATGATGAAACAAAATACTAAATGTTTAATAGCATCTTTAGAAATGCGACCTGTTCTTACATTAGCTAGAATGATTACACAAGCATTAGGTTCACCAGAGCCAACAGATGATTACATACGTAAGTTTTGTGAACGTGCTAAAGACAAGTTATATATATACGACCAAACAGGAAGCACTAAGTCAGAAGATATGATAGCAACATTGCATTACGGTAAACATATTTTGGGGGTTGATGTATTTATTATTGACAGTTTGATGAAGTTGGATGATGTAACTGAAGAGTCTTTAGATGGACAGAAAAGACTTACTAATTCTTTAGCGGTAATAGCACGTGATTTACAAGTAAGTATTTTTTTAGTGGCACACACTAGAAAACTTAAAGACGAAGCAGAGATACCTGACGCTACAAACATTATGGGAAGTTCGCATATTCGTAACTTATGTGATAATATTATTTGTGTATGGCGTAACAGATACAAAGAAAAGTTAATAGAAGAAGGCAAGACTTCTGACGAAGAGTTAAAGATTATTCCAGATGCAAAGGTCTTTGTTCAGAAGCAGCGTAATGCACAATGGGAAGGTTCATTTAACTTTTGGTTTGACCAAAAAGGTTTACGATATAACGAGAGTCCACCAAGATGACAATAAATGAATTTATCAAACAATGTAAAAAGCTATTCGGTAACGATATAGAATACAAAGCAACTTCTAAAGACGGACAAGTATTTAAAACGAAAGGATGGAGAGATGATAAAGTGGGCACTAACCAAAGACAACTTACCCCAGCTTATAGAGAAACTAAAAAGTCTTGACTTTACTAAACGCTGGCGTGTAACAGTAACAGATGCAAAACTTAACCGTAGCCTTGAACAGAACGAAAGATTATGGGAACTATATACAAGTTTAAGTAATCATTTGGGCATTGAGAAAGACCGCATCCATGAATTGTGTGGCTTTAAATTCTTACGATACCAAACAGAAATTGCAGGTATGCCTGTAGAACTTATAAAGTCAACAACAAAACTCACAACAAGTGAGATGACAGAATACCAACAACAGATAGAGGTATGGGGTCAAACTATGGGTTGGGGTTGGGACTACTAATGAAAGTATTAATAGCTTGTGAGTTTAGTGGAACTGTTAGAGAAGCATTTACTAAACTAGGGCATGATGTAACTTCATGTGATATTGAGCCAACAGATATTCCAGGTAAACACTATCAAGGTGATGTAAATGATATTATTAATGATGGTTGGGATATGATGATTGCATTTCCACCATGCACACATTTAGCTGTAAGTGGTGCTAGACATTTTGAACAAAAACGAAAAGATGGCAGACAGCAACAAGGTATAGACTTTTTTATGTCAATGATAAATGCACCAATACCTAAAATTGCAGTAGAAAACCCAATAGGTATTATGAGTTCTATCCATAAAAAGCCTAGTCAAATAATTCAACCTTGGGAATATGGTCATGAGGCTCAAAAGTCTACTTGTCTATGGTTAAAAGGATTGCCTTTGTTAAAACCAACAAACATTGTGGATAAAGGTAAATTTTATATAACTCCAAGTGGAAAAAAAATGCCGGCATGGATGAGTGACCCAATTGGAAAAGATGGTAAAAAGATTGGATACAATACACCGGAAATTAAAAAGATACGCAATAAAACATTTCAAGGTATAGCAGATGCTATGGCAGACCAATGGGGTAAAAATGAATTATCGTAATCCTAAACTACTTAAACTAGCAGATGGAGCACCATGTATGATGTGTTCTATTCAAGACGGAACTGTAGTATCTGCACACTCTAATCAATTACGTGATGGCAAAGGAACAGGTATCAAGGGACATGATTATCGTATAGCGTTCCTATGTCACCAATGTCACCACATGATAGATAATGACAAAATGCTAGATAAATATGATAGAATAGCAGCATGGGAAGAAGCACACCGTAAAACTATAGGCTGGTTATTTACTAACGGACATTTGGAGGTAAAATAAATGGGTAAAGGTTCTGGAAGAAGACCATTGTTAATTTCTGAACAAGAAGCACAAGATAACTGGGACAAGATATTTAAAAAGGAAAAGAATAGTGATGATGTATCACCACACGCTTATGAATACGAACTTAATAAGTCCACCGGTAATGTAGAGAAAAGATTTAAAGAAGGAACATCTAAACCTAACGAAAGTCAATTTGATGGCAACTAGCCCAACGCAGTTAAGTCTTAAAAAATTACGAGAAGAAGGATATACAGTAGCGGTAGTAGAACATTGGAATAGTTTTGCAAGGATAAGACAAGATCTATTTGGCTTTATAGATTTACTAGCTTTAAAAGGAAAAGAAGTTCTTGCTGTCCAGACCACAACTGCAAGTAATATGGCGGCACGCTGCCGAAAGATAGCTGACCATGAGAATGTAGGTCCAGTTCGTGAAGCTGGTTGGGCTATTCATGTACATGGTTGGCATCAAGACGATAAGAAGAAGTGGCATTGTAAAGTTAAGGATGTATCGTGAATACTAGAGATAAAATACTAGCTTATCTTACAGAGCCTAAAGCTATAAAAGAAATAGCAGCACATGTAGATGGTAATTATCACACCATTAAAAATTTGCTTGTTACTATGAAGATGGAAGGTCATATACACGCATTCAAAGATAACGATAATAGACTTATGCACTATTACATTCCACAACCACATCCACTACAAGCTATATTTGGACACACAGCAAACTTCACAGAAGACCAGATAAAAGGCGTCATAAGCCATAACGCAGATGATGCTAAACATAACCTTCAGCAAAGAACTACACAAGAAACATTTGGGCAAAGCGTAGCATATACGCTAACACAATATGATTAGTATGGAACGCTTATTGTCCATCTTAGAGGATTGGGCTTTATGGATGAAGACGGATAATCACCGTTTAAATTATCCATCTAAAAGCATAGGTATGTCATCTGGTGGTGAGTCTACAAGTGAGGCGTTTGAAGAGATGTGTTCTGCCCAAGATATGTCTAATGTTAGAACCATACACGCTATAGTGCATAGCTTAGAACAAGGACAACAAGACGCTATCTATGCTAAATACTTAGGAGCTAAACCACCTTTAGCTTTTTATTGGCAATTAGATATGGCATACGATAATCTTTTGACAATTGCGGAAAGACGGATAAACGCATAATGTTGTTGAACAGAAACAGGGTTCCGTGCTATAATACTACTTCTGGGATAAGTCCTACCCGTTAATAACGTAATTCACAAAAGCCTGACTGCACTCTCTCCGTGGTTGGGCTTTTTCTTTTTATGAAACTATCTATTTGCGAACAATGCGGTGAACCTTTTGACTTCACCGAGTATACTTTGTGTAACGATTGTAGATATGACCACCGATTTATTAAACTAAGGAACGATGATGAAAAAACCAACAACAAAAAAAGGCAAGATGGCGAAAGTGGGCAAAGTGATGAAGGAATTTAAAACAGGTATGCTTCACACAGGCTCTAAAAAAGGTCCAGTAGTTAAATCTCCTAAACAAGCTATTGCTATCGCATTAAGCGAAGCAGGCATGAGCAAAAAGAAGAAAAAATAATGGCTAAAGAATGTCCAGTCGTTACACACGATATAAAACTTAATCTCAAGAATAGGGACTGGGCGTTTAAAAATGTAGGTTATGGTCCAGCTAACCCAGATGAACCAAACAAAGAATTTTGGAGTGCCAAGTCAGATGAATGGCAAACTCCAGTAGAAACTGCCAAGACTATGCGTTGTGGTAATTGCTCTGCATTTATCCAAACTCCTGAAATGATGGACTGCATAGTTAGTGGCATACAAGGTGAAGAGTCAGATGACGAAACATACGCTAATGAAGTAGTGGATGGTGCTAGTCTAGGTTATTGTGAACTGTTTGAGTTTAAATGTGCCGCAGATAGAGTGTGTTCGGCATGGTTAATAGGTGGTCCAGTAACAAAACCTATGACTACTAAAGAAAAACAAACTCTTATTATGTCTAAACATCTTTACGGAAAGAAATAACATGAAACCAGGTTTATACAGCAATATCGCAAATAAACGTGCAAGAATCAAGGCAGGCTCAGGTGAGAAGATGCGTAAGGTAGGAAGTAAAGGTGCACCTACAGCTATGGCATTTAAACAATCAGCAAAGACAGCTAAGAAAAAGAAATGAGTGCAGCTTGGCAAAAGAAAGCAGGTAAGAACCCTAAAGGCGGTTTAAACGCTAAAGGTCGTGCATCTTACAATAAAGAAACAGGTGGTAATCTAAAGCCACCAGTTAAGTCAGGTGATAATCCTAGACGTGCATCATTCTTAGCTCGTATGGGTAATATGCCAGGACCAGAACGTAAACCTAACGGTGAACCAACAAGATTATTACTATCCCTAAAAGCATGGGGAGCATCTAGTAAAGCAGATGCAAAAGCAAAGGCAAAAGCTATAAGTTCACGCAATAAAAAGAAGTAGTATAATAAGCAATAAGGCGAAAAGGGTAGCTCCCCTTCCATGCTAATTCAT